AAAGATGTGGTCGAAACCTAAGAACGCGTTTCGTGGGTATGCAAAATTACCAGTCATGTTTTATATCTCCTATAAACATTAGCAAGATTAAAGTTATGAGCTCCGGATTATCCAGCAACTCATTATTATTTATAATAACTAATCTCTAGACTAAACCCCTAAGAAAATTTTATTCTCTAAATCTAGTTCTTTAATCTCATCAATAGTATTTTCAAAACACAACTGATAAGAATATCGATGGTAGTTATTATTGTGCACCGAATGCTCAATTTGAGTATTCAATGCGAGGGGTTGTTCAGTATAGCCGTATTCAAAATCTCCATATTGTATTCCAGCGAAGTGTGGAAATTCTGGAGATAAAGGAATTGCAATAACAGTAGATCTACCAACGTGGTCATCTATATGTGGTTCTATTATTGCACCAGCGTCAAACTTTATAAAAAGAGCACCACCAAATTTTAATTCCTCATGAAACTTAAAATTGTATATAGGTGCTCTCGAAAATCCTTGGTTTGTTTGATTGTTGTTTTTACTTTTATAGTATTCATAATCAGAAACAAATGCATCATGACGCATTAAATCTACATCATATTCTGGATAGTTAATAAGCTTCCATATATGAGTAACCAAATCTTTCAAAATCTTTCTCGTATTTTAAATAAGTTATTTTCCTAGACTCATCATCATAGTAATCCCAATAATGAGGATGTTCGTTCTTATTTATAAATGTATCTGAAAACTTATAACCTACAATTTGTTCTACAGGTTCGAATCCATCTTCAAATTTGTAAATTCCATATTCGCACCATGAGTTAGTTTTTAAAAAATCTACCATAGGAGCTGCAATATTGAAATCATCTATTTGACCTCTAACCTTAAGCCAATCTGTCATAACAAATGTCTTAAAATCTGGAAGATCTGGAGCATTTCCTCGTACTTTAATATGATTGTATAGACTAACTAAACGATCATATGGATTTCTGACAAATGTAAATAAATATTGTTTGTCTAAGAATCCTTGATCTATCCAATACTGTAATGGTTTATGAACCCAAAACTTAGGAAGATCAATGTGACGATTTGTAACTTCATCTCTGACATTAGAGCGCTTTATGAAATTCATACCGCCTGTTTTGGGTATGTGCATAAAGGCCCATTTGTCAGTATGGATCACGTTATTGCGAAGTATTTAGTAGCTGCTTCAATTCTATCGTCAGCTGCTGCGATCTTATCAAGCTCGCATTGAATAGCTTCTACAATATCTGAATGTTCTCCAATACCTGCAGGATTTCTCCTATAGACATTAATGTTTGCGATTGCTACTGCTCTTGCACCTTCTGCGTGCTTGATTGCAGCATCAATTAGTTCCATATTTTCTGCAGACATTCTTGTCTCCCTACTTATTGTTTCCTATGTTATATTTTGGACAAAGTTCCCATTGTGACTTTTCTTTAAATGGTATAATCTTTATCTGTCGTAATGGAGCTTGTAATTCAGAAGCACTTCCCTGAATTTCTATAAGCCCCCAATCTCCCATTAGAGTGGCAATTGTATTTCTACGAGCAATATCTGATTCTTCTAGATTTGCTTTCTTCCCGTCTAACAAGAACAATTCTTTAAAATGCACTATAAAATATCTACCTTGCTTATGCAAGATATGACATGATTGAAATAGTTTTTTATCTTTTCGAGATGCGACACCGATTCGTGTCAATGTTTCTCGCACTTTTAGGAAATCATCTGGTTCACTAAGTGTAACTTCCAACATATCGCTTGGAGTCCACTCTACTAATTTATTTTGTTCCACCTTTATACACCTTCTTTTTTAACCCATTAATTTGATCGGGTGATAGAAGTGTAAGTGCGTTTCTGGCTTTTTCATTACTATATCCATAATACTGTTTTACAACTTCGATATCACTCTCAACTTGAGGCTTTGCCCATTTTGAAAAACGTCGTCTTTTCCTAACTATATTTATAAGAAAATCGAATTGTAAACGACTATCAATTTGATGGTGGATATTCATCTCATTGGCCATTAGTACGGTGTCATTAAAGTAACTTAGTCCACGATTAATCATGAATGAATTATAGCCTTTTTCAGCTATGTCATCAATCATGATATCTTTTTTGCTATCATTGATAGCTGTTAGGTATTCAAAAGGATTCATAATATATTAACCTATCTAAGATTTTTGATTGTTATATGTAGTGAAGTTCTCCGTTCCAGCAAAATGATTATCCCACCCGTCATCTAAGACAGATTTTCTGCTAAACTCTGGAGGCTTAGGTAACGTAACTTTGGTAGCAACCTTTTCTGATACAATATCACCATAAAGTTTCTGCCATTCTTTAGTACTATTTGAATTGGACATTCGCCATAACCTCCGTTAAACATGCTACAACATTTAGTTCGTGATCAGCAACAAACGCGTTTTTGTATTGATAATCTGCAAGGATAAGAACTAATTGTGGTATTGATTGAGCTTCAACCTTATCACCCATGATATCGTATATGCCACGGAAGATAGCGCTAGCATCTGTATCTATATTGTTTACGACCCATTGACGCATCTTTTTGAAATCTTTTTCTTTTAAGTATTGACATACAACCTCAAAGTTTTGAGTAGATGATTTACTTAGAATACCTGCATCAATAGTACCAGACATGCTATATCGTTGTAATTCATTAAGTACTCTACGCCAATCAGGTGCAAATTTCATAATGAGTTCTGCGATTACCTTTTCATCAAAAGCAACCTGTTCAGTTTGAAGAATGTATTTAACTCGATCCATGAATGACATACATAATGATGCCATATCTTTTTTAGATGTGTTAAATTCGTAGACACCACAACGAGAATGTAATGGTTCAATGATTCGATTTTTGAAGTTACAAGTTAAGATGAATCGACAATTGTTACTAAACTCTTCAATGAAACCACGAAGAGCTGGTTGAAACGATTGTGGATTAAGATAATCTGCCTCGTCAAGGATAACTACTTTGTAGCCACCTTGAAGCGAGACAGTACTAGCAAACTGTTTAATTTTAGTTCGTAGTGTATCAATGTTACCTTCTTCAGATCCATTGATAATAATATAGTCAAGGCTGAGTTCATTACACAAAGCCTTGGCTACAGTTGTTTTACCTAAACCTGCTGTGCCTGTAAAAAGCATGTTAGGAAGCTCACCACCAGATAAAATCTGGTGAAATGTAGCTTTGATTGCATCAGGTAAGATTGTATCTGCGATAGTGCGTGGACGATACTTTTCCACCCAGAGAAACTGGTCTGACATATTTTAATCCTCATAATATAATTTAATTCACAACGAAGTAGGATTACTTAGATGCCTGTTCTTGCTGATAGTTTTCGCACAATTGGATAACCTGAATAGATTGATCACGTAGTTGTCCAATTGTAGACAACTCTTCACCTTTGAAACCACCTCTTTGAGTGACAGCATCAATGACTGCGATAGTTGATCTTGCACTACGATTTGAAATATCGTAGATCTGTGAATGCGGCTCATCCGCATCTGGTGTAGCAGCAATAGCTGCTTCAGTCTTTTTTTCTTCTGCCATGATTTATGCTCCGAACGTTGAAGATTTTTCAAGTGCAATCCAGTATTGGACACCCTTGCTTTTGTTAACAAATTTTGAGATTAGTTTGCTAGAGATACTAACTTCGTAATCTCCATCAATAATTTTAAGGTTATTGATATCGAACACAAACGTAAAGTCTGTGGTTTTATATTCACCATCAATTATTGTAGTGAACGTGTTTGATGTAGCATTAGCAGGATCAACAACGGAAACTTCCAATGTCCCATCTTTAGGCGAGATTGAAATTTTCGAGTTATCTAAAGCTGAAGCTGCACGCCTCAATTTAGCTAACGTCGATGCATCAAGTGTTAAGGTTACATCAGCTTCTGGCATTGTGATAGTTTTGCTTGGTGCAGTAAGCATCTCAATGTCCGAGAAGAAGTATTTGACTTTTGATCTACCAGATGAGTCACTGATAGTTACAAAGTTATCGTCAAATTTTAGGGTTGGTTTATCGACCAAATTCAATACATTCAAGAATTCTGAAAGATTGTATACACCAAATTCTTTTGGGAAAGGGATATCGATCTTAGCAGAAGCTAAAACATTCTTGGCCTCTGTGATTGTGCTAATTTCATCACCGACTTTGACAACGAGATTAGGATTAATAGAGGCGAAATTCTTTAGCACCTCAAGGGTTGTATCATTTAGTTCCATAACAAAGTTCCTTAATTATTTAATATAGTATATTATACCATAGTTTGTGGTGAATGTACACCATTTATTTCATTTTACTGAAATTCTTTTCCTTGACGAATTCGATCTTTTCATCAAATTTGCCGTCAAGGATCTCACCTTTATGAGAGATAACGAATACGTTAGAGTCTTCATCTAAACTATATAGTATCTTCATAAGATTATCTACACCTTCATGATCTAAGCTCGAATCAAAAGTTTCATCAAGAATCAAAAGATTAGTAGAAACAGAATTTTTCATTTTAGCAACTTGTCTCCATGTAAACAATAATGCTAAATCTATTCGTTGCTTCTCACCTTCACTAAAGCTATCATATGTAAACCAATCTCTATGGCGAGATCTAATAGTTTCTTGAAAGCTTTCATCTAAATCAAAGTGGACAAAGAAATCGAGTATTTGAAGATACTGGTTAATGAGTTTATTTATAACAGGTAAATATTGTTTAATAATTTTTGTTTTAATGCCTGTGTCTCTTAACAACTCAAGAATAATAGAATTATATTGCTGTGTCTCATTCATTTCAAATTTAGACTCAAGCAATGCATCACGTTGTACACTTAATCCTTCAAGATCTTTTTGTGCTTCACGTAAATCAGCTGTTACATTTGTAGTTAACTCAGTTTCAATACTTGTAATTTGTCGTTGCAGCCTATTGATTTCTTGATTGTTAGAATGAATGTTCTTCTGCTTTTCTCTGAGGTTCGCAAAAGAACTATTGAGCCTTCCAATATTAGTTTCAACGTCGGTGGATTCAAGCGAAGCACGCTCCATAGCTGATTTAAGTTCTTTTGCCTTATCCTTAGCACTTTTGAGTTTTTCTTCTCGAACTTCTTCAATAATTTCTTGGGAGCATGTTGGACATTCAGAATTCTCTTCATAGAATTTAGCGTCTTTTGTGATAGTACCCATTTGCGTTCTGAATTGCTGGAAGTATGTATTGAGGCTTTGTTTTTTATCATGAAAACTTTTTAACTCCTCTTCAAGTCCAGATTCATTTAAACTAACATCACTTGATAGTTCACCATTCGTTACGTTTAATTCTTTAATATCAGTTTCGTATTCAACAATCTTTTCTTGTTTGCTTTTAGTTGTTTGCTCAGTTAAGACTTTAACATCTCTAATATATTTCTTTTGAGTATCAACTTTGTTTTTTATAACTTCTGTGTTATAATGATTTTCATTTAAGCGTTCTTTTAAAGCACTTGCTTTTTCCTTTGCAAGCTTGTTCATTTGAGTAAACACTTTAATGTCTAATAGATCTTCAATAACATCACGTCTATGACCACCAGGCAATTGCATAAAAGGAATGAAAGAAGAACTACCTAATACGACAACCTGATGGAAACTTTTATGATTTAGTTTTAGATAATTATTCTCAAGAATTTTCTGATATTCTTTTGCATGAGACGATTGATTAATCATTGTCCCATTTCTCCAAATTTCAAATTTGTTTGGAGATATGCCACGAACGATTTTAAACTTTGCAGTATTAATCATAAGCTCACATTCTACAATAGTATCTTTCTTATTGATAGAATTAACCAATTGAGTCTTAGTAATATTTCTGTGTGGTTTGCCAAACAACGCAAACGATATTGCATCTAGCATTGTTGATTTACCAGAACCATTATGACCAATAACAAGAGTAGACTTTGATTTATTTAAGTCTATTTCTGTAAAGGTATTTCCGGTTGATAAGAAGTTTTTGTATTTAATTTTCTCAAATCTGATCATGATAACTCTAAGGCTTGTGCTTCTTTCATAAGATCACGCATATTAGATTTGATAAGTGTTTTATCTAAATCCGTATCAGTGTTCTCAATATATTCATCGACTAATGCGCTAGTATCTTCAATTGATACATCACCATCAATAACATTCTCTCCCATAAACTCGCTAAAGTTTTCTTGGATCTTTAATTCATGTATATTCTCATTTTGTATACGATCAATAAATCGATCAAACGTAAATAAGTCTGCTTTGTTTTTTACAACAACTTTGACAAACTTATCATTGCAATCACTGACATCATAATTAGAATAATCTCTATTGGTATCATCATATATAATCCTTTCAAATAATCTTAAGTCATTTTTAACAGGCGTAATTACACGTGTTTCAGTATCAAGGATATGAAAATACTTAGGATCATGTGCATCTGACCAAAAGAATTCCATTTGTGATCCAAGATATTTAATATTGTCTTGATGAGATCCTACATGAAAGTGACCTGTGAGTACCATTTCAAATCGATTGAATAAGCTTCTATCCATTCCTCCTGAATGAGTAACACCTCTCATAACTTCAAATCCACCTAATTCTAGGTGAGCACCAATCCAATCAGCTTTACACGTATTAATAAAGTTAAGAGTTTCTTCATAATTATCTTGACATATCCAAGGGATTAAACCCATTTTTAATGAACCATATTCTAAAACAGTTGGTTCCATTACAATATGTACTTCATTCATATAATGACCAAGCAATTCTTTTAATGAATTCAAGTCATTTGTATTCTTGTAAAACGTATCATGATTACCTGGGATAATATCCATAGTAATACCACTGTCTCTTAGCTTATCTAGAAACACTCTTCGGTTAGAGTTTAACGCTTTAAAGTTAATAAATTTTCGATTATCATAGTAATCGCCTAAGTGAAGAATATGTTTTACACCAGCTTCTTCACATGCTGGCCAGAACACGTCATTATAAAAGTTCTCTTGATACTTAATAAAGACATCAGATGAATTTCTGATTCCACAATGAGTATCGTTTAGTATCGCAATTTTCAATTCATAAAGTCCTGTAAGTCAGAGTCGACTACTTTTTTTCGTTTAACTTTAACTTTTTCTTTCTTAACATAATCTTTTAGCTTAGTATCGTAGCCTTTTACTTTTTCAATCCTACCTTTAAGGATATCTACAAAATGTTGTTGAACTAGATTTGCTGATGCGTTATCGCCTGATGTATCAAGGAATGCTTCTATACCAGATTGAGATAAGAATTTAAATTTAATGTCTTGTTGTTTCTTTTCTTTAGCGATTCGCCTAAGAAATGCATACCAAGAAATTTGTGTAAAATAAGCAAATGCATTAGGTTTACCTGTTCTAGTAGCTGCTGCTAAATTATAATTCTCTATTGCTTTGAGACAATTCTCAACAGCATCCATAACCATTTCTTCACGATAAGTATATCGAATGAAGTTAGATTTGTGACTTAAGCCTTCTGAGATTCTTAGAAAACATCCTGCTAAATAGTCTGTTACTACTGGTAATTTTTCTTCTTTCTCTCTGGCTTCGTTAACTGTTGTAACATAATCCACTACTGCTTGAGAGAATTCAGCATTATTGACGTAGTGGGGTCTTTCTCTAGGTTTAACCATAATACTCACTTTAGTTGATAATTTATTATATAAGACTATTATATACTGTTTTAGCCGAAATGTAAAGGACTTTATGCTCTGATATGGAAATTAAATCCACTGTGATATATTTGTCACTGTTGAAATAAACATGCATATTATTGCATAAAGTAGTGTACATTTGTTAAAAACTGTGGTATAATAGAAGAGTTAGTTGAGGATGGGGTATACTCGTAGGGAGTTGTTAATGCATAGTTCCAGGTGGCTTGAATCGAATAACATTAGCTCCGGCGTCTGAATCATACTCAGCTGCTACAGCAAGCTCTTCTCCAGTTAACCTATCTTTCATCAATTCTGACATCTTACTATGATAATCCGTCATAGCTTTTCGAGTCTCATCTAAGGAAGCAAGACCATCTTCATCTTTTATACGTTCTTCAATAGCCTTCTGATATTGTTCTACAAGCAATTTACTCGGCGAACATTCAGATACTACATGTCCAGGGTTAATAATTTGTACGTGACTACCGTCACCTTGATAAAGCATATATGGTCTAAAGGCATAATACCTCATCCCTGAATGCATATTCTCAACATTTACTAATTTCATAGTGTTGCGCACGACAATAGCGTGATCAGTGTCTTCGTCTCCGAAGTCCAATACTTCTGTTACTACTTCTTCCTGATTGGTCAACTTGAATTGACGCAGTTCGATTGTAGATCTCATATGGAATGGTTCTTTCATAATGTTATTTATATAAGTTTATAAGTCAATTTCATGTACAGTATACTCGAAATTCTCGTTTTTGTAAATTTTTAATCTTTCGCCTGCGTGTGCCAGTGCGTAATTTTGTTTTTTCTTCCATGATATGTCGTCGGCGAAGTCATAGAGTCTCGTTGGTACACCATTATCTGATTTACGTAATCCGCGTCCAATAGACTGGAGAACTTTAATTTGAGATTTAGACGGTGTAGCAAATACAATATTATGAAGGTTTCTAATATTAATGCCAGTACTAAAAGTACCAAGTGAGGCGACGATAATTCCATCTTTTTGTCCTTCCGTTATTCTACGGATTGCTTCTCTATCTGAAGTTTCTGTAGCACCACTAACAAAAAATACTTTTCTATTAGCAGCAGCATTGTTATTTATAAGCTCAAATAAAGGCTTTCCATGCTTATCAACA